GAAACAACTGGCAGTGCTTCTATAACACTTACTGAGGATAATATTATTGGTGGGATAACAGTTCAAAGTAAAAATAAAAATTCAAGATATAATAGAGTGATAGTGAGTTTTATAAATCCTGGAAAAAATTATCAATCAGATGAAGTGCAATTCCCACCAGTAGATGAAACTGGTTTAGCTAGTGCAGATCAACATTCAACAATGAAAACTGCTGATGGTGGTTTATTATTAGAAGGTAGATTTGATTTTTCTATGCTTACAAGCCCATATCAAGCCCAAGAGATGGCAGAAATCATTTTAAGACGTTCCAGGTCAAGTTTAGATATTGCACTGAGAGCAGATGCAACTGCACTTGATTTAGCTATAGGGGATATAGTCAATATTACACATTCAACTCCAGGTTTTTCTGCAAAACCTTTTAGAGTTCAAAATCTAACAATAAATTCAGATCACACAGTAAGTATTCAATGCTCTGAGCATCAAGATAGTTTTTATACTTTTGGAACTCAACAAGAGGTTGCTACAATTCCAGATACAACTTTACCTAATCCATTAACAGTTCAACCTCCAGCATCTGTTACATTATCAGATCAATTGATTGAATATAATGATGGCACAGTAATTGTGGCTTTAGATGTAACTATTGGTGCAAGTCCAGATAATTTTGTAGATAATTATCAAGTTGAGTATAAATTAAGTTCATCCTCAGATTTTATTATTTCTGGTTTTGCTTCTGGATTGAATCATAGAATTTTAAATGTAATCGACCAACAAATATATGATGTAAGAGTAAAAGCAATAAATAGTTTGGGAGTATCATCAACTTATGTTTCAGCACAAAGAACAATAATTGGTGCGATTGCACCTCCCTCAGATATTACTGATTTTTCTGCAAATGTATCTGGACAAGAAGTGCATTTATCTTGGGAGGCAGTAACAGATTTAGATTTAGCTTTTTATAATGTTCGTTTCTCAGAAGAAACAGACGGAACTGCAGATTGGCAAAATTCAGTTGCTTTAGTTGAGAAAGTTTCAAGACCTGGTACATCTGTTACAGTTCCAGCAAGACAAGGAACTTATTTAATAAAAGCAGTTGATAAGCTAGGAAATTTTAGCTCAAATGCAACTGCAGTTATCTCAAATGTTACGAGCCCATTAAATTTTAATTCAGTTGCTACACAATCAGAGCATCCTTCATTTAGTGGAACAAAAACAAATGTAGTAATTTTAGATGAAGCAATTGAACTTGATTCATCAGAATTATTTGACAGTGCAAGTGGTTTATTTGATGCAGATACAACAAGATTTTTTGATAGTGGAGCATCTAATGCTGATTTTGTATCTTCTGGAAATTATGAATTTGCAAATGTGATTGATATTGGTGCAAAACATACTGCAAGAATTACTGCTTCATTAACACAAACATCAGATAACCCAGATGATCTATTTGATGCAAGAAGTGGGAATTTTGATGATGCAAGTTCAAACTTTGACGGAGATACACCAGCAAATTGCAATGCACATTTAGAAATTGCTACAAGTGATGATAATGTTACATTTACAGATTTCAGAGGTTTTGTTATTGGGGAATATGAAGCAAGATACTTTAAATTTAGAGTTGTTTTGATATCCAGGGATAATGCTAGTACACCAGTTGTTTCACAAGTAACAGTTACTATTGATATGCAAGACAGAATATTTAGTGGCAATGATATTGTTTCTGGTACTGGTACAAAATCAATAAGTTTTACAAATCCATTTAAGACAACTGGATATGCAGTAGGTGTTACTGGTCAAAGCATGGCAACTGGAGATTATTTTACAGTAACAAATAAAAGTGTATCTGGTTTTGATGTTGCATTTTTTAATAGTTCTAACACTGGAATATCTAAAACTTTTGATTTTATTGCAAAAGGCTTTTAAAAGGAGTATAAATAATTATGGCTTATCCAACCTCATCACGACCAACTGATTTACAAGTTGCAAACCAATCATTTCCATCATTTAGAAGTGATTTGAATTTAATTCTCGAACACGTTACTCAATTTCATGCAGGAACATCTAGACCAAGTTATATTAATCATGGCATGATGTGGCTAGATACAACTGATTCAGCAAATCCAATTTTAAAATTTTATGATGGCTCAGATGATATTACATTTGCAACTTTTAATACATCAGCAAATACAGTTAATGTGTCAGATTCATCTACAAGTCTTTCTGGCGATTCCAGTCCTCAACTTGGAGGAAATCTTGATGTTGTTACTCATAGCATTGTATCAACATCAAATAGAGATATAAACATTACACCTAATGGAACTGGAAGAGTTGTATTGGGAACTGCTTGTTTACCAAAAACAGATGCTTCTTCTGGTTTGACATTGAACTTCGATACGACACAAAATTTCTTTATCACATTGTCAAGTGGTTCAAACACTTTAGCACAACCAAGTACAGAAGCTTCAAATATAGGTCAAACTGGTGTAATGATATTTATTCAGCCAAGTTCTGGTACAGCAGGTACAGTAAGTCCTCACACAGATTATGAAACTGTTGGTGGTAGTGGTTTAACTTTATCAAGTACAAATAGTGCTTATGACGTTGTGCCTTATATTATCAAAGCAGACAATTCAATTTTACTTGGTACACCACAGTTGGCTTTCAGCTAATGGTTTCAAATGAAAAATGGTTTGGTGCTAGTGCTGATTTTTATTCAGAAACTATAGATCAATCTTTACGTTTTGAAGATGGGGATAGTGCAAATTTATATCAAAATTTTTCTTCTGGTAATAGAAGAACATTTACGATTTCTTTTTGGTATAAAAGAGGAAATTTATCAACTTATATGAATGTATTTGATGTAGGTTCAAGTGGTTCTAATTTTTACCAAACAAGATTTCAAAATGACGACCAACTTATAATTTTTGGTGAGAATGGTGGTTCAGTTTATCAATTAGAAACAACTCAACGTTTTAGAGACACTACGAACTGGTACCACTTTGTTATAGCTTTTGACACAACTCAAGCGACAGCTTCTAATAGAATTAGGTTATATGTAAATGGATCAGAGGTAACAGATTTTGACGCGGAGGTTTATCCCTCGCAAAATTTTGATACTTTAGTCAATACAAGTGCTTTTCATTACATAGGAAGATTAGCATATGGGGCTCAATTTTATTTAGATGGTTATCTAGCTGAATTTAATTTTATAGATGGAACACAGTTAACATCCTCAAGCTTTGGCGAAACAAAAAATGGTGTATGGATACCAAAAGCAATATCTGGTCTTACATATGGAACAAATGGATTTAGATTAACTTTTGCAGATAGTAGTTCTTTAGGAGATGACACAAGTGGTAATGGAAATGATTTTACATCTAGTGGATTAGCTTCAACAGACGTTGTGTTAGATAGTCCTACAAATAATTGGTGTACGTGGAATGCAAGTAATAATTTTGGTATTGGAAATTTATCAGAGGGAAATACTAAATGGGCAGTAACTGGTAGTACTTCAACTTCAACAAATGAGGGCATTGATTCGACTTTTGCAATGCCAACTACTGGCAAATGGTATTGGGAATATCATGCTCAAGACAAAGGATATTTATCACATA